CTTTAGAACATTTGCTGAGATTAATCAATCATCAATTATCAACCAAGCTGCGGTTCGTCAAGACTACATTGACCAGTCACAGTCGTTAAACTTAATGATTTCACCTGACATGCCGACAAGGGATGTGAACAAACTTCTTATTGAAGCATGGCAATTAGGTGTTAAAACTTTATACTATCAACACTCAATGAATTCGGCACAAGCATTCGCAAGAAAGAAACTTGGTTTGAATGACTTACAGTGTGTTGCATGTGAAGGATAAATAAACAAAATCAGAAGAAATGAAAACTCATTATATCTTCTGAGGTTAAGGAAGGAGAAAAAGGTCGGACATTGTCTGACCTTTTTTATTACATCTTTAGATAAAATTATCTGTGTTTATATTTATGGAATATGGCAGACGGTAAAACATATGGTGTATTTTTCCCATTTAGGGATAGTATTAAAGGTGACTATGTAAGCTTAACTCAATCTTCAGACGAAGAGATTAGAGCTGATTTATTACATCTGATACTAACCAGAAAGGGTGGTAGATACTTTTTACCTGATTTTGGAACGAGAATATATGAGTTTATTTTTGAACCATTAGACGGTCCTACATTCGACGCAATTAAAGCAGATGTAAGACAAGCGGTAGATAAATACATACCAAACCTACAAATAAATGACATTACCATTGAACCATATTTAGAATCTGAACCATTACCAGGAGAAATAAATTATGAAGAATTAGGTAATCAAGTATTTAAAATACCTGGTAGAGGGACTGAAGAATACACGGCAAAATTAAGAATAGATTATTCTATCATTAATGGGACATTCTCATCTAAAGATTTTGTAATAATTAATATTTAATAGTATATGGCAAATCGTAAAATATCATACACAGAAAGAGACTTTGAAGGTTTAAGGCAGGACCTCATAAATTATACTCAACAGTATTATCCTGAATTAATTGCTAACTTCAACGATGCATCTATCTATTCTGTGTTTATGGACTTAAACGCGGCTATCGGTGATAACTTACATTACCACATGGACCGTAGTATACAAGAGACAGTTTTACAATATGCACAACAAAAGTCTTCAATTTATAATATAGCCAGAACTTACGGTTTAAAGATACCAGGTAATAGACCATCAATTGCATTAGTAGATGTTTCAATTACGGTACCTGCAAATGGTGACCAAGAAGATGAAAGATACTTGGGTGTGATGAGAGCAGGTTCACAATTTATCGGTGCAGGTCAAGTATTTGAAAATCCTAATGATATTGATTTCTCTTCTCAATATAATAGTGAAGGTTACCCTAATAGAACTAAGATACCAAACTTTGATTCTAACAACAGATTGGTAAATTACACAATAACTAAAAGAGAAGTAGTAGTTAATGGTATAACAAAAACATTTAAAAAAGTTATTAATAATAATGATGTTAGACCGTTCTTTGAATTTTTCTTACCTGAAAAGAATGTGCTTAGTATTACATCTGTAATTCAAAAAGATGGTACTACCTATCAGTCACCACCACAATATGGTGAATTTATCACTTCACCAAATAAGTGGTATGAGGTTGATGCTTTAGCCGAAAGTAGAGTCTTTATTGAGGACCCAACAAAACCATCAGACCAACCAGGTATTAAAGTTGGTAAGTATATTGAAACAGATAATAGGTTTATTTCTGAGTTTACACCTGAAGGTTATTGTAAGATTACTTTTGGTGGTGGTACAACAACACCTGAAGAACAATTACAACAATTTGCGAGAACGGGGGTTCCTTTAAGAATACAAGATTACCAAAACAATATTGGTTTAGGTTTAACAGTAAAACCAAACACTACACTATTCGTTCAATATAGAATCGGTGGAGGTAGTGCTACGAATATAGGTGTTAACGTTATTACTCAATTTGGTACTACAAGATTTGATGTGAACGGACCATCAGACACTATTAATCAAAATGTTATTGAAAGTTTAAGATGTACAAACGTTACTGCTGCTATTGGTGGTGGTGACTTACCAACAACTGAAGAAGTTCGTAACATGGTATCATTTAACTTTGCAGCACAAAAAAGAGCGGTAACTATTAATGACTATAATTCTTTAGTTAGAACAATGCCGAGTAAATTTGGTGCACCTGCAAAGGCATCTATTGTAGAAGAGGATAATGCTATTAAGGTTAAAGTATTATCACGTACTCCAGACGGTAAGTTAACGGAATCAGTATCAAACACTCTAAAACAAAATATTGCTAATTACTTATCAAACTACAGAATGATAAATGATTACATTGAGGTTACTACCGCTAAGGTAATTGATTTATCGTTTGAACTTTCAGTCGTTATTGACGCTACTCAAAATCAAGGAGATGTTATTACTAATGTTATAGGAGGGGTTAACGGATACTTTACACCTCAAAGACAACAATTAGGTGCGAATGTTAATGTTTCAGATATTAGAAGAATTATACAGGATGTGCCTGGTGTAATTAGTTTGGCAGACCTTAAAGTGTTTAATAATGTCGGTGGTAGATATTCTAATTCACAAACGTCACAAAAATATTCTGACAGTGCAACCAAACAAATTCAATTGATTGACGATACGATATTTGCAGAACCAAGTCAGGTATATCAAATAAGATTTCCTGAAAGTGACATTACTTGTAAAATTAAGATAGCAAGTAATACTGAATTCTCTTAAAAACTATCCATATACTTTTTCAAAAATCAAATTAAAATTAAGATGAATAACTATTTATCTTAAAAACTTATTATGCCAAAATCAATCAGAATTAGAACTGAACCTGGTGTTGATAGAAATATCAACGTTAAAATTGACCAAGAGTTTGACTTCTTAGAGATATTGTCTTTAAAGTTAAGACAAGAAGACATATATACACAATTCTGTGCTGACTATGGTGTTGTTGTTGGTCGTGTAATAGCTAATGGTGGTGTAGGTGTACCAAACGCTCACATATCTATTTTTATTCCTATAGACCAAGTTGATGAAAACGACCCAGTAATATCTACTTTATATCCGTATAAATCTCCTGAAGGTAAAAACGAAGATGGATTTAGATATAATTTATTACCATATCAAAATGAATATTATGGACACACTGCCACAGGAACATTCCCGACAGATGAAGACGTTTTAACAAGAAAAGAAGTCCTTCATGTATATGAAAAATATTATAAGTATTCAGTAAGAACAAACGATTCGGGTGACTTTATGATTGTCGGTGTACCGTTAGGTGCTCAGAAATTAGTAATGGACTTAGACCTGTCAAATATGGGTGAGTTTTCATTAAGACCTTCAGACTTAATTAGAATGGGTATGGGTGTACCTGCTCAGTTTGACGGTCAATTATTTAAGGCATCTGAAAACATTGATTCACTACCTCAAATATTACATGATGTTAAAGACATTGATGTATCTTCTTTTTGGGGTCAAGAGGAGTCTTGTGATGTTGGTATTACAAGAGCCGATTTTGATTTAAGGGAGAGAGGTATTGAAATATTACCACATGCAGTTTTTATGGGTTCAATCATATCCTCAACTGAGGAAGATTTCCTAAAGGCTAGTTGTAAACCTAAAAAGGAAACAGGGAATTTATGTTCTTTGTCTACAGGTCCAGGTCAAATATTGGCAATTAGACAGACGATTGCCGTTGATGAGAATGGTGACCCAGTATTGGAAGAATATAAATTAGAAGAAGGTGGTAATGTTATTGATGAAAACGGTACTTGGGTAGTAGATTTACCTATGAATCTTAATTATGTAACTACAAACGAGTTTGGTGAGAGAGTAACCTCTAACGACCCTACTATTGGTATACCTACTAAATCAAAATATAGATTTAAGATAAAATGGCAAAATGAAGGGGGATTACAAGCCGATATATTAAGAGCTAATTATTTAATTCCAAATATTAAAGAACATTGGGATATTAACCCTAATAGTAATTATCCTAACCAACCTGAGGGTAAGTTTAATAAATCTTATTCTTTTTCTTTAGATTGGAATGATTATGAAGATAAGGCTGCGGCTATAAAATGTGAGGACACATTCTATCAATTTAATTTTAATAAAGTTTATACGACTGCTGCTCATTTAGACCGATTTAAATGGGGTTTTAATAGACAAAAACATTTAGGTATTAAAGATATCTTAAATAGAGATTGTGCAAATGAAACAAATAAGTTTCCAACTAACGAGGCACAAAGAAATTCTGATTTTATATACTTCTTAATGTCAATTGTTTTGGCTTTATTTTATCCTATTGGTATCCTTTTAATTATTGTTGCACATTTTTTATCTTTAATTGCGGGTATTATTACATTTTTTATAAACTTACTACGACCATTTATTAATTTAGTTTATAGAATTTTATGTCCTGCAATTGCATTTTTATCTAAAAAAGTCAAAAGGAGTGATTGTGGAGAACCACTATTACCTGAAAAAGTATCAAATCCAATTACGAATTTAGCGTTACCTATGTTGACGTATCCTGATTGTGAAAATTGTAATTGTGAGTCAACACCTGTTGGTGATGGTGCAGTGGGAACAACTGAAGACCCTCAAACTGTTGAACAGCCGCAAGTTTTATCGAGTGATTTGGCAGATTTTAATGATAGTTTTGCATACAATGAAATCAAATGTGGTGATAGTGATGTTGAAGATGAATATTTTACTCAGGTATATTCAGGTTATGATGAAGGAATACCTGACGGATTAGATGGGGAATCTGACCCTATATGGTATAAAACGCCTTTGTATTATCAAACAAATGAAATGAATAATGCGATAAGTAATAGATGGTATGCTACTGATACAATATCAATGGCACAATCCTTAAACTTATTAAATCAAAGAAGTAGGTATTTTTTATCTAACCCAAATAAAATAACGACTAAAATAATTAATTCGGAACACGGTCCTTTAAGTTATGCGGGAGGTAGAAATACTTTTGATGATATGCCTCTAATAATGGTTTGTAGGGAAAGTACCGATTATAGTCCTGGTCAGTTAATAACATTTAACGATACAAATTTAATAAACGACCCAAATATTAGTGGTCAGACATCTAATCAATTTAGTACTGACTCTATTACAGGTGCAGTTGAGTACAATCCAAGTGCATATATCACTAAACCTATAAGATATATAAACAGTAACGGTAGTATTGTAATGACTAATTTAGATTTACAAAATAACGATGTTACAGGTAAAACATATAATTTTAAAACAGGTTTAGAATATTTTCAGGTTGTAACTGCAACTACATTAAGTAATGTTGAAAGCTTAGTAGGTTCTAACTCTATACTTAAAACTTATATATTCAATAAAGACTCGGCATACAAATGTATTCATGATAGTACCGCTAATAAAATAATAGATAAAACTATTAAAGAATTTGAAGATTATGGAAATCTAAAATTTGTTATATTAACTAGAGGGGTGGACCCTTATACTCCAAAACAAAAAATTAAGTATGACTTAAGTGATTTATTTGATAATAATAATTTAACTGTTGAAGGTGACTACTATTTAAATGTTCCAATACAACCTAACGGGTCGGGAAGTTGGAAAATAGATTACAGAACTCCTCAACCTCATTATTATAGGTCGAGTAATAATTGGGCATCAGCATCCAATAATGATGACAAATTATTTAGGGAATCATTTTTATTTAGTGTAAAACCTACAGAATTCAATAGCTTCGATAGTCAATCATTAACAACGTACTCGTCTATTGATAAACAAATTCAAAGTAGTTTAAATGGTGGGGCTTTCGCACCTAAATTAAATGGGTATGATGGAAGTAATGGAAGTACTAAAT